GTGTTTGTGTGTATGCGTTCAGTGTGTGGATGGTGTGCGTGTGTATTGTGTGCGGTGGTGTGGGTTGGTGTATGTGGTCAATGTGTATGCGTATTGTGTGGCGTGTGTGGTGGGTGGGGAAAGTTAAAGTAATTTATCAACTTTACCTTTCTTGTCCACAATGCAGCAAACAGTATTGGCACGGATTTATGTGGTATATTTCCCAATTCTGCAATGTCCGCGCCACAAAATACTTATCGGCCTGTTTCAAATTCCAATCCTGCAACGCGTGGTATGTCAAATTCCATTTTTTATCTTCCCACTCGCATGGCAAAAAGTTTTGTTTGATGTGATTTATGATCCGGTGCGCTGGAAAAATGTTGGCCGGATCGGATGTTATGAATCTGGGGGCGCGTGAAATTGGCACATAATGTTCTTTGCTGCATCTTCCTGGTGGTATTTCCAGACCAGACAAAAAACATATTTTACTCATCGCACGCACCTCCATCAGTTAGGCAAAATAGCCCGTATAAAAACAAAATTATTAAAATAATTGCAATTACAATATCAGATTGTTTCATCTTTGTAAAACCTGTGGTGACCAATCTGGCATTTGAATTTCATTTTTTTTGCCCAGGATGGCGGATTTTTCATTGATGTCGCATAATAATGGTCTGCCCCGTCAACAATATCTGGCAACCATCCATTTGCTGCCATGATCGCAAATGCCTCACAAATCTTCCAGGAACGCGATTCTTTGTCTGCCTTGGGCAATTTAGTGTCGCACTGATCCCCTTTGTTCCAGCACGAAAATTGCCACTCTTTTAGGCATACATTTGCCAAAGACGACACGCCTAGAATCTTTGAATACCATTTTTTGCTCTTAAAACGATTATAAATAACACATGCAACCGCCTGTATGCCTATGTCTGGTTCGCCGCGTGCCTCCATCCACAATGTTTTTGTCATTATGTCTATATCATGTGCCTTGCTCATGTATTACCTCCACTTTTTATAGAAAAATATACCCAAACAAAGTGCCACAACCAGCGCAAAACAGTAAAATATGTAATTATATTTGCCGTTTTCGTTGGTCACGGCCTGCGTTGGTGCGCTTTCCGTTGAATTTGTTGGTTTAAGTGACAGATCAGAATTACACACAATTGAATCTTGTATGATAATTATTGGTTGATTTTCTGATGAAATTGGTGTATTATTGTGTTGTCCAGGTATTCCTGTGCAACCACAAAGCATCAATAAAAAAATTGTTTTTTTCATTGTGTTTTACTCCATAAAACCCCCGTTATGGGGGTTTTATTTGTTATTCATCTTTTTTTTCAACAAACACTTGTGCAATTTGTGATGCACCAACAGCACATGTGGTTATCAATTCTGGTGTTTCTTTTAATTCGGTAGGGATTTCCGCTATACCCTCAATTGCTGCAACAAATTGTGGCAACAATGTTGCGTAATCGCCCTTGTCTTTGATGCACTTGACCAGCGCAGCGGTAAAATCAAATACCTCCGACAATTCTTTTAACACGTCTATTTCAATAGTTTTCTTTGCCATGACTTTTCCTCCATGTTTTTAGTTTGGTTATTGTTCGGGATACGAACCTAGTAAATTTCCACAGGAAATCACACGCTTTTGCGCCAATGACAACCCACAGAATTAAAATAAAAAACAACGGCAGCACTATCAAAAGCCGTTTTACAGGCGGAAATTTCCAAATAATCAAGATCCATCTTATGACCGCCATTTATTTATATCTTTGTTCCAGCCGGCTGCGACACCATTTCCACCCAATTTGGTATAGACACCGTATGTTTCGTTCCAAATTTTCCAATCATAATCGGAAACAGTGCGCGTTTTTGCTGATCGTTTGTAAATTTCGGACAAAACCTGGCGCATTTGAATAACCATACCCTCGCTGTGCAGACCAATTTGCACACCGTGCTTTTTTATTTGCTTGTTGCTATACATTACACAAATTAAAGTGATAAAACTGATTGACGTTTGGCCACTATTTTGTAATACAAAATCTAAAACTGCCTCCAACATCCTTTCCCCTCTGGTTCACTGTAATAATACACAAAAAATACAAAAAAATCAAGATTAAAAATAGAGGCAAACGCCTCTATTTTTATTTCTTTCCACCTTTTTTCTTTCCGCAAGGCATAGTGTCCTCCTTTTTTTTGAACAAATTAAAAATACGGCCAAAGATAACGCTTTCACGAAAAGTTTTTCGTTCTTCATATTCAGCACGCTTGCCGATGTTAAAATTGTCTACTGGGCGAATATAGCCCATTGAACGACTAAAAACTTCACATTTCTGGCGTTTCATCTTATTCCCCCTCTGGATACGGATAACGTTCTTTAATTGCGGCAACTTTTTCAGCGCGTTCTGCTTTTAACGATTCTATTTGCGCAATTATTTCCGGCGTTTGTTCTTCATCTTTCAACCGGTCTATATGCGAAGTAATACCATCCACCTCCGCAACATACGCTTTTTCGCGTTGTTCAGATTGATATTCTTTTGTTGGCTGTGGTGCATAACCTTTAATATATTTATCGCCAGTATATGCAGTTTCAATATCTTCTTCGGCATATTCAGCAATCGCTTTATCAACGGTTTCTTCTGTAAATATTGGTTCGTAATGTGTTTCGGTATGTCTGCCAATTTGATTGCCTTCTGGGTCATAATCTGGCACGATTTCTGTGACTTCCTTTGCCAACATCAAAGCAGTTGCACGCAATTTATCGTGGTCGCTGTCCAGTAATATAAACTTTTTATTATCGTCAATTATTCCAAACATAATTTACTCCTTATTTTATACCGTTAGCATAAACAAATCTAAACGCTTTTGTGTCACCTGATGCAGTATATTCTGCTATAAATACATCACCCTTTGACACCGGAATAGATGCACTAAGCCATTGATTATCTTCATACGAAATCATACCAGTTCTTATTAGTTTTGCTGTAGTATTTGATAAAAGCACAACTTCATTTGCGGCGCCAGAAACTTTGACAAAAGTTACATATCCATCTGCTGGTGCAGTATAATTGCTGTGTGTTGCACCCAACGTTAAATCAATATATCTATCACTTGGCATAGCCTGATGTGCAATAAATTCTGTATCACTATAATCAACTGCATGGAATGTGGTTTTTGTATTAAACGATGCAATTACACCACCTGTTGTTGTTGACAGTGTTCCCACATGAACGGCGGTATCTTTTGAACCACCGGCCATAGTATAATTTGTGAAAGGGTCATAATATGTATTTCCAGTCGACCAATACATGCTACCGTTGCTATACATACGAAGTATCATATTATTGCCAACGGTTGACGAAGTTTGCGTTTTAACAGCAGTTATATTCAGCGCAGTGCTTTTTAATGTTCCATCTGCGTTTCTACCGTTTGGTATTAAACCTTTAACCCCGGGCAAAGCAAACACCGTTGAACCAATATAACCAAAGCCGTTGAATACTTGGTCTATGCTGGTTATTTGACCACCAGATACATTTACTATACAGAAAGGTAATGATTGACCTGGTGAGGCAGTGGTTCCATCAGCAGCGTATCTGTTTATAATATTGTTTGTTGTATCGAACCATAAATGCCAAGGGGTGCCGGACAAAGAATCTGTTGTTCCAGATACAGATGTTGATAACGATTGATAATTTATATAGTTACCGGGGTTTTTATAGATAAAACATTGTCCATTTGTTGAACTACCTAACGTTACAGATAAATCTTGTGTGGTTGTTACTGTGTCAAACACGCCACTACCATTTGGCACATATACCTTTGACCCAGATTTTAATGTTATAACATTACCACTGTATTCTACTTTTATATCTTGTGGTATTTCAGTTATGCAATTTGTTATAGCACCGTTTGTTAAATCAGATATTTTTGTCGGCACTGTAATATTTGCAGTAACATTAGACGATGCGTTTGCTGTGAATGTATTAACTGTTGTGCCGTTTTTTTGTATCGTTAACGTTGCATTATTTATGTCTGATTTTTTTGCCAAAGTGTGTCCGCCAGCGGTGGTATTGTCATGAATACGCACCTCATTGGTCGTTGTGTCCATAGTTAATTCACCAGCCGAGCCTGTATATGCATCATTCTGTGCTGTTGTTCCGCGTAATATCTGTATTGTTCTTTGTTTTGCCATTCTGGTATCCTTTGTTTGTTTTTATTATACCGTTTATTTACAAAAAAATCAAGACAAAGTTCCACAATCAATATGATTGACAGCCCTTGCCACTGCCTTGTTTTGAACCGGGTTTGGCGATGTCGCATTGATTTCTGGGTCAATAGTTATAGAATTTCCGCCAGCAATAACTTTGTTTCCTTTACGAACGGTCATCTTTTCCCCCTTTACGACATTGTGCCGCAATCAATGTTATTTAATGCGGTCTGCAAATCGGTTTGATTTGTGATTGTTCCAGTGATATTACCCCAGGCCACACCACCAGAAATTGTTATATCGCCGCTGCCCAACAATGAATTTCCGTTCACAGTTTTGATGTTTGTGCCAGAAACCAATGTGTCTTGCTTTGTGTCAATCTTTGTTTTGATTGCTTTTTGCGAAGATACAACGTCATCACTGGGGGAATTGCCACCCAAAGCCGTATCTGTGCTGATATTCAAAAACTTTGTCATCACAATTCCCCTTTGTTAGATTATCCTATCACAACCGCTTTATAAGTGCTGGCGGCAATGTTGCTCGCACTGTTGATTTTTACGGTTATGGTTGCGGGTGTATAGGTTATATCGCACAAAACCTCGTTGCCTGTGGAAACCTCGCGTATAGAGCAAATAACGTCCGCAGATCCGATTGTGTTAGATATTGACCATGTGCATACACCGCTGGATGGTGTCAATGCGCCATTGTTTGCTGTGAATTTATGTGGCAACGCCTCAATTGCGGTTGCAATTGCTTTTTCTGTTGCCAAACTTGAATCACTTGCACTGGATGATGCACGAACAGTTGTCTGTAATACACCAGATTTGAACACGCCAGTTGATAAATCCTGGATCGTATTGTCATCGCCATCAATTGTTTTGTTGGTCAATGTTTGTGTTCCGTTGGTCGTGACCATGTTTGTTGTGGCCGTTGTGATTGCAGAACGCACCGCTTTTTCTGTTGGTAATGATGTATCTGCACCAGTAGCACCAACGCTTGTGACAATCACACCAGATTTGAAATTGCCTGTGGCCAAATCAGAAATTGTATTATCATCCGCATCAATAGTTTTGTTAGTCAATGTTTGTGTTGCATTTAAGCGCACAATATCACTGGATTCTGTATTATCAATTTTTGAAACCTGTGTAATAGTGCCACCAGTAGCAACGTCTGCATCCATGACAATATAATCGCCCGGATTCCATTCAATTCCACCAATTGTTTTCGGGCCGCTGCCTGTGACCAAATACATATAACCCTGTTTGACAGGTAATGTAATGCCGCTATAATCTGTTGCACTTGTGATGTTCCATGTGCCTTTATAAACCATAGCACCAACCAGCGCAGATGCGATTGCACTTGCCAATTGTTTTGGATTGACAGCAATACCCTCGGCAGTTCCTGTGGATGCCTCGGAATCTGTTGCCAAACGGATAATACCAGCAACGGCATTTGTCGCGCTTGCCACAGATATTTTGCCTGTTCCATCAACACTTATGTTAGATCCGACAATTACGCCGCCCAATGTTGATGTTGTTGCAGGTGGTAAATATCCAACGGCCTTGGAATTTGTGCCATCAGAATAATAAATTAAACCGCTTGTGGTGTCATACCAGATCTGACCGGCCTTTGGATTCGCAGGCGTGGCGGCCAAATTCTGAACGACAGCATTTTGCAGTTCGTTCTTATTTAGGTCTAAATCAACCAACACGTTCTTTTTTGCCATTTTCGCACTCCTTTGTCTTTATGGCCAGTTAGTTCAAATAAGCGTTTCCTTTGAACGCGGCATTAAACCGCAATTCACACTGATTTGAATTGATGTATATGACGGTGCAATCAATTGTTGTTCCTGCACTATCAACCACCGTCACAGATGGGTATTTGTTCAAATTATGCACCACGTTCCATGTTGTTGCTGCCTCGGCTTGTTCAAACACATAAGTGGATTGTGGATCAAACGCATCATTTGTGATAAAACACACCCAATCCGGGTGCAATTCTGCAACATTTTGATCAACATATTCTTCACGGGTGCCAACCCAATCATAAATCGGATTTGTCGCTGTTTCGGCGGTATTTTTATTTATCAAACCAATGGCCTGTAATTCATGATCTTCATTGGTTGAAATCGTAATATCATCAGTTGAACCGGCAACAGCAGTGGACACATAAGCAACAACCGCATCTTCTGTGGGTATTTTTACACCCAAAGTATGAACAAAAACAGATTCCGCGTTTTCAACAAATGTTGATTCAACACTTTCAAGATTAGTCAATGCCGACAAAACACCAAACGCATAACCCTCTGGCGGTGTTATTTCGCCAATGGTTTGCTTGATTTTTAATGCAGTATTCTGTCTTAAAGCGGCATTAAAGTATTCAAATTCAATCATGCGAAACCCTTTCCAATGATCGTATTATAACATAAAAAAAGATAAAATTAAAGTAAAAACATAAAAACTAACATAAAAACCCCGGCAACGATTTAACCGGGGTTATAGGATGCCATAGAGAAATGAAACAATCATTTGGTTTGCCTGCCTATTATAGCAGAAACAACAAATGATGTCAAGCATTATCCCTTAAACCGTCCTGTGCCAGTAAAACGTTCTGGAATTGTGACAAATAATTTACCATGCGCACTCAACCATTGATACGTGCAACGACATCCTGTATGAAACCACTCATCTTGTTCCCCTGTTAGGCCTTTTGCAATTCTATGCAAATGGCAACAAGGACAACAAAAATTATGTTTTTTATTAAATCTAGATGCTTTTTGTGTAATTTCAAAACTTTGTTCTATTATATTTTTTTCATTAAAATCTTCTCTATCCATGTTAACCCCCTATTGTAATAATTCGTCTATTGCAGCATTGGCAGCATCACGATACTTGACAGCACTGCGAATTTTTGATAAAATGTTTTGGTCAATTTCCGGGTCTGCCGGAATTTCTATTATCTTTCCGGTCTGTAATTCCGGCGAATAAATAACCAAATCTGCCACCTTGAAACAGCAAACAAATCGTTCAAAATGACACTGTGGAACATAATCTTTCCAGCCGTTCAAAATTGCATTTACAAAATTTGCCGGCATTGGAATCTTGATCTGGACGGTGCGTAATTCATCCACCACCAAACCATCTGGCGAACAGCCGATATACGAACCGCGTTCCACAAATCCGCACTCAACCACACTGCGCCCCGTCTGGCGTTCATACCATTTGCGCGCCTCGTCCTCATAAACCAGACCACGTGTTATGCACTCTTTTTCAGAATACGACACAGCGGAATCGTCAATCCAGCCGGTGCGATTTTGCATTGTGCGTGAATTTATCAATGTTTTAATACTTTTGCTCAACCCGTCCGCATCTTTGCCCTTGGATAACAAATCCGCAGCATTGGATGCCGTAAAGCGGTCTGCGCGTAATTCCAACCAATCCGGGTTTGTTTGATAATTAAACCGATTGTTTGGATCAAAAATATGTTGTTGCAAATCAAAATAAAATCTTGGTTTCATATCTCTTCCCTTACTTGTTCTCTGGGCAAAAGTATCGCCTTTGTTTTTCCGTCTGGCAAAACATACACTTGGAAATCATCAAAACTGATAACAATTCCTGTGCCGCGGCGAATTATTGGCCGATAACCATTTCTTTCCACGTAAAACGATACTTTCTGCCCCTGTTTCATTTTCTGCCCTTTTTCTTGTGGTTTTTCTTGTGATTGATTTGGGCGCGTTGTGCCTGTTGGCGTTCGCGAACTAAAATCTTTTTTTCTGTTGGGGTCAATTCCACAGGTTTGCCCCACCAAAATTCAACCCACAATTTTTTCAGAAATTTATTCATGGCCGCACCTCTTATGCCATATCCAGCGCATCCTGCAAGGCATCTTGGTCGGATTGGCGCATTTTAGTAATACGAACCATTTGTTTCAAAATCTTGGGATTGCATCCTTTCTTTTGAGCATCCGCAAGGATATTATGTTTATCACGGTTCAATTCTTTGATTTCGCGATCTATGTCCAAAATCTTATTCATTTGTTCGCGATAAACACTTTCTGTTGCACTATACATTTCTTTTTGTTCTGACATTTTCTTTCCTTTTTTTCTGTTAGTTTTCTTTTGGCATACTATTGGGCTGTTTCGGTATGCCAGCGATCAATGAACGGAATCAGATAAAAACATTGGATATGAAAGGAATCTGAAACGCCGCCCAATCTTTTACTGCAAATCCTTTCGGTTTTGCCAATCAAATTCTTCTGTGGCCGATGATGGTGTTCCCAAACAATCAGCCGTTGGATCCTGTTTTAACAATCGCGCGGTCATTTTGAAAACCTCGCGTTCCAAAGTTTTATATTCACGATGGTGTTTTTTAGCATCAGCGATCATGTCCAAAAAGTATGCACGCAAACCTTGAACAAAATCTTTTGAACAATTTGTATAAAAGTTTTTCATTGATGATCCTTTCCTAACATTTTGTATTATAAACGATTCGTTTCGTCTGTGCAAGTGGATTTTTTATTTTTTTCTGATTTATAAAACGGTAATGCTTTCCGCCACATTTTATGCAACTGTTTTGGGCGCAAACCAATCATTTGAAGATATTTATATTTTTGATTTTCGCACATCATTTTATAACCGTTCATCAATCTTCTCTGTGAAGATTCTATTGATTGTTGTTTCTTTTTTTTCTTTTTTGGTTTTTTTGCAAGATTTTTTAGTCGGTTTTCTTTAATTTTTTTTGTTTTTTCATATTTTATTTCTGATTTTAAGCCAATCAAATAATCTTTGCTCAATTTACCCTCGGCAATGCGCGACAAAACAGAATTTATATGTCGGCGCAAAGCCGTTGGATTTCCATCTTTATCATACATTAAATCAATGTTTTTATCATAATTGGTGTGTTTGTGGCGCAATCTCGCCACTTTGCGCGCCAATTCATAGTTGTCGCTTGACATTGTTTTTAATCTTTTGTTTCAAATGGCACAGGATCTGGTGACAATTCAACGACAGTGCAATAAGATGCCAAACGGTCATCACGAACAATTACTTGTTTGATAGCACGCGTGCCAGAATCTGTTTCAATAACAGCAGGCATTTCGCCTAGGTTTTGTTCCATCAAGTGTTGTAATGCGTTTTTCAATTCTCTAACTTTCATGTTTTATCCTTTTATTTTATGCGTTTTATTTCTGGTTGTTTTGATAATTGTGGTATATTCATACGCACGTCTGTTGATGCGCGTTGCCACGATTTAAGAAAATCATTTGTGATTGATTCGCGGTTGAATTGTGATGCTTTGTATAAAGCACCGCGCAGGCCACGAACACCACCAAATTCTTCTAAAACGAATTGTCCTTGTTCGCCGTATGTATTCACAAAATCCTGTGCCATACTGGCGGCATCAAAAACCATTGGATCTGTTTCAGCAATATCACACAAAAATTCGCGAATATCAGAAAGTTTTGAATTTTCAATGTGTGCCTGTATTCTTTGTGCCGGCGCGTATTTCAGCCACAAAGCCAAAGATGGATATGCACCATACAGATTTTCCGTTTCAGCGATTTGGCGTGCCGCAATGCCGATTTCATCATCCGTGAATTTTTCTTTTAATTCTGCGAACATTGCGGACACATAATAACTGTGTTGAACCTCGTCCATTTTGCGCACACCGCACAAAACAAACAAATGTGTTATTACAGCAGACCATTTTTCAAATGTCATTTTACATCCTTTTGTTCTGCTTATATTTCTACCCAGAGTGCCGATGTGGTATTGCTTTTACTTATATTCCACATCATAAGTTCTGTGTCTAAATCTTTCCCCTGTCTAACCCGCAACCAAACATCAAAAGGTATTTTCATCACTTATCCTTTTGTTCTACCAGTTTTACCACGACACATCTTTCTTTGAAGCCAGACAACCAACAAGCAAGATTTATCAACCAACACATAATCTTTGCTTTCCATAATTTTTTTGTTTTGAAAACTTTGTCGTCAAAATACTTGTTTTGTTCTTCTATAAAAGCCAAATCGCCATATTTAGCATAAAATCTATTGTGTTTGTCATTTGTTTTTATTGCGTATGTCATTTTACATCCTTTTGTTCTAGTGCTGTTTTGATTTGTTTGTTGATTTCATCGCGCAACCGTTCAACAGTATAACCATAAAAAACAATCTTGTTAAAAAGACCAAACTTTACGATTGCGATGTCCATTGGTTCATCGTATGCCAAATCCATAACGCAATCGCCGGTTATTGTTTGTATTGCATCCGTATTAAAAGTTATGTCTTGAATTGTTATTATCATTTGTTGTCCTTGTTAGATAATTCCTTGTTTTTTCAACATAACCTCTGCCATTTTGATACCGGTTTGCAATTTTGCTATTTCAGATTGCGCACCGAATTTGGCGGTTTGTTGATTATAATTTTGCGGTTTGGCCGCCCAGACCTGCAAAATCTTTTGTTTCCAGTTGCGAATCGGGTTGCCCTGGGAATCATGCCAATCTGCAACCACGTATGATTCATACGCGTTGCGCATTTTTCCCAGATCCAGATTCTTGTCACGGCAAAAATCAAGCCACTCGTCCAGGGTTGGTGGAACAAATGTTTTTCTTTTTACCTGTTTTGTGGCCGCCTGCAATTCTTTGTGCCAACGACAATGCGAACGCACATCAGCACGATCCACAAATTCGCGTTCCACACTGGACAATTCATCATATCTTGCGCCTGTTTCAAGGAAAACAGAAACCGCGCTGTCTGGATTTTCCAGTTCGGCGCGGATTGAAGAATCGTCTGTCAAGGATAAAAACTTGTTTGCTGGGGTCACAATTTCTGGTTCTATTGGTGCGGATTCAACAGGTTCTGGATCAAAAATTGGTTTTTCAACAATTGGTGTTTCATCATGATGCCAGCGCGACATTGCTGCAAGGCGGCGTTTTTCTGCAAGTTCTTGTTTCCGTTGGATTTCATAGTCAATTGAGGCCTTGATTGTTTCCCAGGCCGCAGAATTTGACTTGGCATTTTTATCGCCGTGGGTGTAATCCCAGATTGCTCGCACCACTTTCTTGATTTCTTCTGGTGGCAAATCCGCCAGAAAACGAAACCAGGAAACGTCAATTTTTATATTCATCGTTCCCCTCCGCATCCTTTCTTGGGTGGGCGAAAATTACGTGTATAGGATAAAATAAATGGTTAGGAAAGATTCCTATTCACTTTTTCGCCCATACGTTGTGATTGTTCTTTCCTATCCGAATCGGATATTATCATAAAAAAATCACATGTCAAATTTTTTTATAAAAAAATATCAAAAATTGATTTTTTTTGAAATCATCAAATGCATATACATACTATATTCTTGGTAAATAGTTCGTAATTACAAACTTATTCCAGATAATAAAATAATATATTTTAATATACTCTGGAATACGCACACATACATGCGCATATACACACGCGATACTTATAATATAGGATTTATGCATTTGCATGCATTTGCATTACATGTTATGCATTTGCATGCACTTGCATGCATTTGCATACATTTGCATACAAAAATGATGCATTTGCATATTTTGTTTGAATTATTTATTTTTTTGTGATACAATGATCAGTGTAAAGAGGATACTGGCAACCGCGAATTGCCACCCGGATTACAAAAACGGTTTATTGGCACCGAAAAAACCATAGCCGAGAGAGATAACGCAAATCTCCTATCCGTGCGAAAAGAAACAAATAAGTTTAACCATGAGCATACAGGAGGATAGTTATGCCATCAAATTTAGCAAATATGGGTATATCGTTTAATCCGGTGTATATGATCCGCGAACAATTCAAAGACGATATGCTTTTGAAACATGGCCTTGTTGACCTTAAAACAGGTGCAGAGGTCAAAGCACAACGTCAATTTGATTCTATCAATCAAGTTGGAAACTTTTTAACCAAAAACAGCCGCCATCAAAAAGTTCAAGATTCCGAGTGGGAAGAATTGGGCTATGCAGGCCGCCGCTTGACATGGGCAACCCGTTATAAGCCATTGCGTATTGACAAAGAATTGGAAATCACGCAAGCCGCTTTGGATGATCCAATGTCGCCAGTATCACAAATGTTGGCAGGTGTGGTAAAAGAAGATATTTATCGCACAATCTTGGCAGCCGCAGCAGGTTCTGTTGAAACTGGTAATCCAGGTGCAACGCCAACAACCGTCACAGCAGCAAACGATGGTGTTATAACCGTTGACGGAACATCCGGTTGGACACGCGCAAAGTTCTCTCAAATAATTGAAACTTTGTTGGCACAAAAGTTCAGAATTGAACAAATCAAACGTGCAGGCGCGTTCATTTCCCCAACAATGAACACAGCATATATGTCCATTGATTCCGTAATCAACCGTTTGTATTCTTCATACAACCAAAGCGCAGTTATCACACAATCTATCTTGGATACAATTCCAACAGAAGTTGTGTTCGGTAAAACTGGCGATATTACATACACAACGGCGCAAGAAGTGTTGCCAATCACAACAGGCGATTCAACAGTTCGTCACAACGTATTGTTGATGCCAGATGCTATGGCAGCAGTTGTTGAAGATATGGAATTGTTCGTCAATGACAACCCAACAACCAATGGTGGGTATGTTGATGAAAAGATCGTATTTGCTCGTTATCGCATTGGTGCAATGCGTAAAATGGGGCAACGCGTTCTTTTGTTGGACGAAACAGTTTCTGCCTAACGCAAGAATCATTATCCTTGGGGCATCTTGCCCCTTAGATAATGATTTGGAGGAAAAGGCATGAATAACGAAACACCTGCGGATATGTGCAATATAGCCCTTGGCATTTTGGGTGTTGAAAGTCAAGTTTTCAATATAGATGATCCAGATGCCGAAAATCCTTGGGAACAAAGGGCAAAATTGATTTATAAACAGATTCTGCGTAAAACACTGGCATCTTTTATGCCGGCTTTTGCAATTACACCAAAACCAGTAAAAATCGCGCGCAACACCAATGGCGAACACAGAACGCCAGCGGATTGTTTGAAATTGTTATCGGTTGACGGCATGTCCGGCGATGATATTCATGATTTCGGCGGTGTGATCCATTGCGATTTTCCAGTTGGTCAAGTGATTGAAATTGAATATGTGCGGTTGGTTGAAGAAACAGGTCTTTGGTCGCCAGAATTTCAATTCTATTTTCCGTATGAATTGGCGGTTGGGTTTGCTGGATTTTTGAACGATAAAGGCAAACGCGCGGATGCGGTTGCGTTGAAGAATCAAGCACTGGCCGACATGGGCGGTGTAAATGCGCAACGTGTTCGCATGAAACGCAGATATAAAGCAATTTATAAAAAGAAATGGCATTTCCCAGTGAGGTAAAAAATGGCGTATCCACACGGCTATGTTAAAAGAAATTTTTTCACAGGACAATATGATCGTGAATTTTCCGGTCAAGAAAATGCAATAACTGGCGCAGGTATGGTTTATTGCAAAAACGTATTGACATCGCCACAGGGCGAGTGCAAAGCACGTCCAGGAACAGAATTTTTGGCAAATGTGGATAGTGAGGCCGTAATCATACCATATCGCCGCGACAATAAAGATTTGGCACTTATTTTTACAGATTCTAAATTGGATGTAAAAACATTTGATGGCGATGGTAATTTGGTTGATTTTGTGCCAGCAACATCCACGGTTGTCACTTGGGAAAACACAGATAATAATACACCAGCCGACATGACCGTTTCAATCACTGGGCAAATTTCCGGCGATACAAGTTTGGCATATCGTTTTTGGTCTTGGAACAATTATGATTTGACAAGTGGTTATACCACAAATCGTTTGTATGTGCCAGGCAACCAGGCATACCCAACAACATATTTCAATATGCGTTTCACAGCGAAAAAAGCATTAAATCGCTTGGGTATGGAATTGATGTATGCGGACGGAAACTGGTCGGCATCATATCAACAGGGTGTGCATAACTGGATCAATAACGCAGTTTTACAGTATTCGGATGATAATGAAAATTGGAATACTGTTTCATTGGTAAAGCCAGTTTATTGGGAAACAAAGCGCGAAAGCACACCGGGCGGAACAATTCCAATTCCAGTATTATGGTTTGATTTGTTGAACACAGCCAAACACGAATACTGGCGTGTTGTGATTGTTTGGAATCGTCAGCAAATGTTGAACAATGCGCCATTTTTGGCACACTTTGCGACAACGGTTTATGAAGAAACTGCATCCGAGGTTCAATCATTTACAACACCATACACAATTGATTTGTTGAAAAAATTAAAGTATTCACAGGAACACGGGCAATTATTGATCTGCGATGGAAATCATTATCCGTATCGTTTTTCAATGACCGGTAATGTGCCGTCATTTGCACAGGCCGCGTATGCGTTCATGGAAACAGATGGTATGCCATCATGTGTCAGATTTTTCCAGAACAGATTATATTTTGGTGGTTTTGCAGCATACCCAACACGTGTGCGCGCATCAAGATTTGGCAATTATTCAGATTTCCAGGTTGAAACACAAGGTGCCACAGTGGCCAGCCCAATCAATGTTGAGTGCAATCAGTTCAGCGAACGTATTACAGATTTGTGGGGCGGATTTACTGTTTTGTATGCACAATCCCCAGACGGCGTTGCGTTTGTGACAGGTATGTCATCAACACCAGATTTCACATTACGCTGTTCGGAAAGGGCATCCGGCATCACGCCAACGATGAAAGACAACATTATGTATTATGTTGGTTTTGATCGCCGTAAAATCCATGCGTTTTCTTATGATTTTAACATACAGCAATTTGTCGCACCAGACGTTTCAAGATACTGGCAAGAGGTTTTGAAAAACCGCGTTTCCGAAATACACTATGTTGATTCACGCAGCAAATGTATTGTTGGTAATTTGGAAGATGGCACAGGATTTTTCTTATTCCATGAGGGTGGCGATGTTGGATACCATCCCTTTGATATAAATGGTAGTATAACGGATTTGTCAGTAGTTAAAGATGGGGATGACACACATGTTTTAATGGTTGTGCAAAGACATGGCGAGTGGATGATTGAACGGTTGCACATGCCAGAATTTATGCGCACAACCAACGCTTTTGAACAAACCAATTGGGAAAAAAATTTGGCCACGCAAGAAAATTTAATTAAAAGTCCGTATTTTGATTCATGGCGTGTTTTGAAAAATGAACATAAAGAATTATGGCAATATACAGCAGAATCTAAAATGATTGCGCCAGTGACGGTTTCTGGAAATCCGGTTGATTTGTCGCCTTATATTGGTAAAACTATTCGTTGTTATTATGGTAATGGTGTTCGTGATTATACGGAGGCAAGAATTGATCGTGTATTTACTGAACAACGCACTGTTGAACGTGAAATTGAGGTCACAGAAACAGTGACTTATTATGGCTGGCAATATGCTTTTTCTGTAAATGTCACACCAAAAGCAGGTGTGTCGCCACAATGGTCAGGAACTTTTATAAGAGATGAAAGCCAAGAAACACAGGGTATAAATCTTGCTTTTGTTCAAGGTAGTTATGTTGGCAGAACAAGAGGTTTAACTGTTGTTCGCCCTGGGGATTCTTTGTGGGCAACACGAACAGCAATGGCAACAGTGCAAAGTGTAAATCAAAATTTATATTTTACTAAAAGTCAACATCCACATACTGGGGATCCTATTTATGATTCAGGATTAAATCAAATAGGAACAATTACAAGTGGGTCGTCAAGTAGTGTTGTTTTTAATGGTAGAACATATTATAGAGATACCGCATCTTCTATAACAAGAACAGAAACACATACAGAAATTATAGAGGTTGTGGTTGAGGCAGGCGAATATGCAGTTGATTGTCCATTAGAAGAAGATAAAATATTTAATAGAATTTTATTGCCAATTGAATCTTTGAATACCATAGAAAAAACAATTCAAGTTCAAGATAATGGTGTATATAAAGGAACGTTTGTAGTCAATAATAATGTTGTGACATTTGATGAACCTATGTTTGAATTACAATATGGTATTCCTTATCGCAAGATTGCGGTTATTGAAGATAACCGTTCATATCTGCGCCAGAAAGGTTGGGGTGCGATTGCGGTCAATATCATTGACACAATGGCCTTGAAAATTGGAATAAAACTTGATAAACTAACAAACATAGTAAAGTGGGATGGAAATCAATTCTTTGATTCAAGTGTAATTATGAAAAATGGAACATTGATCTGTAATATCAAAGACATACCACAATACGAAAAACAATTGATATTCATGACGGATGAGGGATTGCCGTTCACATTATTGGCAATTGAAACAGCCGGCGAAATATCAGACAGGGGGGCAAACTAATGGCAGGCGAAGCAGCAGGTGCATCAACAGGATTGTCAAACGCCAGCGCAACAATGGGCATCATCAGTGCTGGTGCCGGTTTGTTGTCCACCGCGATGTCGGCATCAGCCAATCGTGCGGCTGCCCGTGCGCAAGCGGATGCGTTGAAACGCGAAAAGCGTTATAATCTTGGTTTGATGGAATTTGAAAAAAAAGAACGCGGATACATTGATATGATGACCGCGTGGAGTTCCGGCACAACAGCATCAATTGGCACAAGTGATTATGGTGCTATGATGAGCAACCAGGATGTGCTGCAAAAAGAAATTGATTTCCAGCGTGAACAATACGATTTACAAATTGGTATGGCCGAAAAACAATCAAAACAAAGATTTTTAGGTATATTCTAGGGGGAAACCATGGTTGATTTATTGCGCGAAAAGAAAAGACAATATATTGCAGATAAAACCGAGGCAATCAAAATTGGACAGCAGGCGCAGTTTTGGTCTGATGTTTCACAGGTTGCAGGTGCTGCATCCAGTATTACGGGTTCCATGGCAACCATAGAACGCAACCGCGAAAAAGCCGCACAAACACAGGCAAGTTCTGATTTGTCTGCACACGAAAAAGAGGCGCAGGCAATTGTTGCAGATTTGCGTAATCAATATGGCGAAAATATCACGTCAGAAAAAGGGCAACAGGCGGTTCGTGATGCATTGGGAAAACATTTTCGCAATTATCGTCCGCAATATGATAATGATCGCACTGGTTCCGCATACGACAGCGGTGCAGATAAATATATCAACCAGATAATTGATTCCAATTATTTATATGCCACCAAAGAAAAAATTGGTCGTCAAAACCGGGAACGTGCCGAGGCAGAACGCGCGGCAAAACAAAGAGCCGCATCTGCAAATGTTGTCAGCCAGATTGGCGATTTGTATATCAAACAGGCCGGCGAATTGGGCGGTTCCGGTGCAAACAGTGATTTCCACAAATTGACAACCGAAATCAATCCAACATTGGATAAAGTTTTGGAAAAGGTTGAGGCAACGCCAGAACAAAAAGCGGCAATGAAATTATCAATTCAAGATGCTGCGGTGCAAAACAACATTATCAATGCATTGTCATCGCCAGATAATGCGATTGCCGAAGAAATGGATTTGGCATTAAACAACCAGGAAAAATTTGATAAAATGTTCCCACAGGAATATATCACAGGCCATATTGACATGGCGCGCAATCAACAGTTGCGCGAGTGGGAAACAGAACGCGCCAGATTGGCGAATACGGCAGCCACAGCACAGGGTGCAAACAAGAAAACCCTGGAAAAAGACATTAAAAAGATTGATGAAAAAATCAAAAAATTGACCGAAGATAATCAAATTGACGGCGAAAACTTTGATGATAAGGTCAAGGGCGATATGCGTAAAGCATTATCGTCTGTGACCGCGCCAATGGCACGTCAAAGATTGGGCGAACGCGCATTGGCAGCACGTATGGAGGCATTTGAAAACCAAAAACAGCGTGCGGCAAAGGGTGTGATTGATCCGTATGATCCAGGATTTCAGATGGATTTGGATGCGTTGGCGGCCAAAGAATCCACAGCAAACATGACACCAGCAAAGAAAAATGAAGATGGCACATTTTCAGCCGTTGAAATGTCTTATGTTGGCGGCGAAAAACCAAAGGGATTTTGGAAATCATTTGCCGATGATTATCGTGGTTATCGCGACAATATGTCAAAAATCAGCCCGTTGACCGAAAGTTCGTATGCCACAAAGATGGAGGCAAACGCAGGGTTGCGCGAATTGATGTATTATCCAACAACCACAAACGAGGGCGATCCGGTTGATTTTGAAAAGAAAGCCATGGAATTTTTGTATAAAATGTCAAATTCGCCATTGACAGAAGAAGAACGCAGAAATATGGCAGACATGGTGGGGCAATTATTATTGGCCGACAATGAACAAGTCAAAGAGTGTCGCGATTTGTTGGAATCTGGGGATGTTGGTGTATATGCCAAAGGCGGTGCAATGGGTATTATAAATTATGCGGCCAATGATTTGCCGTTGGATGATCCGCGCCAGGGCGGCGGCAGCACAGGTGCGCGCCGTTTGTATGATGAACGTGCAAGCCGTGGCGGTTTAATGCCAGAATCATCTGTCGGTGGTCGCGCATATTATTCAAATACAGGTTTTGAAAAATCAATGTTGCGTGCGCAGGCAGATTATCAAACAATGGCGGTCAATATGATGTTGCAAGGCGCAACGCGTGATGAGGTTTTAACAGCCAAAAAACAGATATTTGATAAAGCAATCAGTGATTATTATCGTGATTTCCATGTTGTTGATTTGGCAGCATTGGATAAAAAATTGGAAATGCATCAGCCAGCATTTCAAAACATTGATGGCGTGGTGTATGAATATAAAGGTCGTGATTCAATTGGTCGTCCGTTGTGGTATGATCATGGTGTATTAAATACCAATCGCGATTTCCACAAATTATTTGAGGCAAAACGTATGAACGGTGCGCCAACATCTGGTGTTGGTGGCACAGTAAAAACATCCGAAATTGGATCAGATATGAGGGCAAAAAATGAATAAAGACGATGGTGTATATGTGGATGGACAGGGTGTTCAGATTTCATCCACGCCGGTTCCACTGATTGGCGCAAATGAAGATATGCAAAAAATTGGTGTGTCGGACACGTCTGGTTTTGCATCAACAAAAATCAAGAACATTTTATCAGATCCAGGGTTTCGTTCCGGCGATGCATTTATAACCGAAGATGAAATCAACAAACGCGCAAATGTCGCGTGGTCGCCAATGTTGGCGCGCCAGGGCGGTTCGTATGAAGAAGATTTTAAGTCCAGCACGGGTCAAATTATCAAAGATGAAATTGTAAAGTTTGGCATGAATTTACAAACGCTGGGCGACAAGGCACAAATTGGTTTGGGTAATTTGGCATCGTTGGCAACCGGCGGTGCAATTGGAAACGAAATGCGTGATCGTGCGTATGATTCATTGGAATCAGCAACGCGCCGCATGAGTTTGGAAAACGCGCATGCAGCCGATGCGGAAACATTGACAGCCCAGGTCACACAGGGCGCAGCATCTATGCTGGAAATGATTGCCGCAGGTTTGATGACCGGCGGAACAGCACCATTGGCACAGATGGGTGTTGAGGCGTTTGGCGATGGCACATATAATAACATGATCAAATATGCCAACGAACATGGCGGTTCAATTGACGGTTATGAGGGCAATTGGTTGGAAACCGGAATTGATTTGGCCAATGCGGCGGTGCAGGTTGGTATTGAACGCTATTTGGGTCTTGGTAAAAATTATTTGAAAGGCGCAGGCGGTCATTTCTTAAAAGAGGCGGTTGAGGGTTTTGCACAAGAATCATCACAAGATTTTTTAACAGATTTGTCAGAATACTTAAAAGGCAACGGCGAGGCACCAACAAATTGGGAACAGTATTTAGTTTCTGGTGTGATTGGGGGTTTGTTGCAGGGTTCGTTGGGTGCGGCAACATACAAATATGCCAGAACGCAAGCCGATAATGAAATGTCGGATTTGATATTCAAGGCAACCAAAGCCCGTCATCCAGAAAAAGACGATGCGGAATTGTATAAAGAAAGTCGCGCACAGGCCAAAGCATTTAATGATGATGTTGAGGCCGGTGTTGTCCAGAACACTTGGGATGAATTGGCAAATCGTATTGATGCCAACAATGATCGCGGTAAAATCCGCGACAACCTTGTATCCGAATTTACAAAGGCGCGCATGGCCGCGCTTGGTCTGGAATCAGCCGAAGAATTGGATGCAGAAGATTTGGCAGATATACAGGATGCCGCAACAGTTGCAGCCGGCGAGGCGTTTCGTGAATCATTTATAGAGGGTGTGCCAATTGAACAGACATTGACAGCGCGTTTGGTCGCAGACGGAAAAGATTTGGTTGTCCGCGATTTACAGGAAAACGAACGCGGTGTTCGTGAAATGAAATCTGTGGACATTGATATTGAATCACAGCGATTGGCCGATCAAATGGCGGTAGGCCGCGAACGTGCAGAACAGCGCAGACGTGCCACCGAAGAAAAAATCCGCCAGGCAAGATTGGATGCGGAAATTGCGGCGCGTGAAAATGATTTGGCAGAATTGGAAACCTGGGCAGCGGAACAGGTGCGTTTGGGCGAAATCATTGGTGCAAAGCGCGAAAAAGCACAGACAGCATTTTCTAAAAAAGAAATAGATCGCTGGTTGAATCAATCGTCAAAATCAGAACAATCGCGCAAGCGCGAAGATACCAAAACAAAACAGATTTCACAGCGTATGTTGGAATTGGGCAAGAAAAAACGCGAAGATGGTCGCACTGTAAAGCAGATTGAATCTAACATCCGCAATGCGCGCGACAGTGAATTAAAAGATTTTGTTGCCAGTGTATATGGTTATAAAACACGTTATATGGCGCGTGGCACATTGGTTGATTTGGCATTAAAACAGAAAAACCAATGGAAATATATTGAACGCGAAAAACGCGATTCATTGAAAGTTGGCGAACAATTGGGTCGGATGCGCCAGGCAACCATTGAACGCGAAATGGGTAAAAATGATCGTTGGTTGGCAGACCGCACCGGGTTGCCATTGGCAGCGATTGAAAATTTAAGTGATGCAGATTATGAGGCATTGGCAAAAGAACAGGCGGCACGTTATATGGCCGAAGAAGATGCAAAACAGCCAAAATATACCGAAGAAGAATTGGCATCATTTGATGATATTCCGTTCCAGCAAAAACTGGATGCGATTGCGCGTGGCATTGTTGAAAATCAAGGTCGTGGTGCATACGATATGCGTTATCAGCGCATCATATTAAACAAAGACAGCGATGTGTCCACAATCTTGCACGAATTATCACACATGTGGTTGAATAATTGGTTCAAAGCATACCGTTCAGAAAACGCGCCGGAATCGTTCCGTAAATGGTGGAGGCCGGTTGAACGTGCGTTGGGTATTCGTGAATCCGACAGATTTTTGGATCAAGATGCCAGCGAAAAGTTTGCGCGTTCATTTGAAAAGTGGGTTTTGGATGGCGGCAAAGGCGCAGAAAGTTCATTGACACCAGTATTTGAACGCTTGTCAAAACGTTTGGCAGATATTTATGATGATTTGGCAACCCGTTATTTTGATATGGTTGGCGAATTAAAGCCAGAGGTTCAATCATGGTTCGCAAAGAACGAGGTTTTGGCCGACAGTATGGTCGTTGATGTGCCAGAAAAGAACGAAGAAACCGGCGAAACCACCATTGAAAAAGTCCAGGTTCAATATCGTGATCGTGCAGCCGAACGCGATGCTGCACAAAAGATGGCAAAAGAAGAAAATGCTGCACAAAAAGTTGTGGATCGCGAATCGGATGTCATCAATGATATTGTTGAAAATACAGCACCAACACCATTGGCGGCAGACAGCGATGAGGTTGCACAATCGCCATACACAGCCGAGGGTCAAAAAGAACAGCGCACCAGTAAAAGAATTGTGGAATCTGCAAAGGCGGATGGTGTTTTGTTGGAATCCAGAAAATACGATCCAATGATGTCACAGCGCGCAGCAGAAGATGCGGTTGTATTTGCCACGGCAGATTTAGATTCTGCGTTTGAGGTCGCGATGGGTCGCAAAAACGCACCAGGCGATGTGCCACGTATTGCAGTGTTTTTCGCGGTGCAAAATAAACTTATGTTGAATCCAAAAGAAAACGCAGCAAGATTACAAGAATTGGCATTAAATTCGCCAGTGATTGAAGAATTGTCGCGTGCTGGACAACAATTGCGTATGGCCGGTGTTGCGTTGTCAAAAGACAGCCCAATGCGTATATTGCGCGATTTGAGCAAAATGTATGATGAAAACTTGACGGATGCAGAACGTGCCAGCATCACGGAAAATATAAACAAAATAAATGATTATATTGCCCGTGCAGATTTGAATACAGAAGATGTTTGGAACAAGATTCTGTCAGACATGGAGTGTAAATAATGAAGTATTTTAAGGTTCCATTGTATCATACGGCAATTATTGTGATGCCGCCAAAGGATTATGTAAAAAAATTCCCAAAGAATTGGCATGATGGCACAATGGCGCAGGTGTATTCGTTTGAGGGCGATATTTATATGTGTTTTGATCCAAAGTTTTTAACACCCGGAATCATAGCGCATGAGTGTTTGCATGCGGGCATGTTGATTTTCTGTGACAAAGAAATTGATGTCACACCACAGCATGATGAACACCTTGCTTATTTATTAGAGTTTATTTATCAAAACGTTTATGATATAATGTATCCAAAGAAAGGATCAAAGAAATGAGTTGCGTATTACCAGAATCAATTAAAGCATTGCGTGAAGATGTAAAAAAGAACGGCGGCGCGCGGTTCCTGCGTGATATGTCGTCAGAAGATCGTATAGATTATTTGGCAAAATTCACAGATTATAATTCTGGCGATAAAATAACGAATCGGGAAAATGCGGAAATCTTAAACCGTCAAATTGAAAACGAAATGTTGAAACCGGCGCAAATCGCAGGTATTCAAGAGTGGTTGCGCAATTTGCCAAACGATAAAAGAATCAATACACTTGGCCGCGACAATGATATTATTGAAAAAATACGCGAAAGCAAAAACATTTTGAATCCGAAAGCAGGGAAACCTTATTTAGAGGCATTGGTCAAACAAACATTTGGGTTTGATGTTTCTGTTGAAGATGCGCGCACCATTTTGCAATTGGCCGATACGGCATCTGCGGCGCGTAAAAAATTAAATCAAGTTGTTCCTGGGTATGAGACAATGTCGTCAGCCGAGGCGGCAGCAGCCACATTGGATGGCGAGGGTCGTGCAGCACGTGATGCGTTGGGCGATGCATTATTAAAGTTCAAAGAACAACATGATATTATGAAGATTAAAGCCAAAACAGGTTTGTCTGCGGAAGAACAACAAAGCGCGATCAGAGGCGTAAAAAGTTATTACAACGATTTATTGACCAAAGGCAAGACCGGTAAAACATTGGCACAGATTGGGTATAATGTGGCCGGAACATTGAAAGCCGCAAAGGCATCAGCGGACGTTTCGTTTTTGCTGCGCCAGTTGTCTGGGGTTTGGTTTTCCAATCCGGCGGTTGCAGCCAAATCATCGGCCACTGGTTTGAAAGTATTTTGGGATTCATTAAAAACAGGGGATGGGCGTTCCGCAGCAATGCGTGAATTGATGACCAGACCAAATGCATTAAATGGCAATTATGAACGTTTTGGGTTGGAAATTGGTATAACCGAAGAGGCGTTTGCAGCAAACATTTTCCAAAAAGTCAAGGACAAGGGTGTTGGTAAGGCCGCGCGTTTGATTTCAGCATCAGACGATTCGTTTTCGGTTGCATTACAAACAGCCCGTGCGGAAATGTTTGATGTTATGTGGGATCAAAGCAAGGGCGATGTGCAATTATTGGTTGCCCAGGACGTAGGCGATGCTATCAACACTATAACAGGTCGTGGCAAGTTGCCAACAGATAATTCCGTGGCGGAAAAATTCGTCAATGTGGCGATGTTTTCGCCGCGGTGGTTGTCCAGCCGTATTCAAATGATAACCAATTTGCGATACATTGGTTCGTATTTTAAGAACACGCCAAACGGATTGCGTGCCAAAGCGGCGGTCAATAATGCGATATTTATGGCCGGTTTGTCTGCGATTGGCGTGGCAGTGCGAGCAGCGTTCCGCGATGAAGATGATGAAACCGTTGAAGAAATGGTCACAAAGACATTTGATCCGCGTTCGGCAGATTTTATGCAGGTCAAAATTGGCGATTTACATGCGGATACATCAGCCGGTGTGGCCAATTTTATGCGTTTTGTAGCACGTGCCATGACGGGCGAGGTTATAACCGGCGAGGGTGCAGTTCAAAAGAAAAATCCAGCCGATATATTCGCGCGTTTTTTGGCATCAAAAGAATCGCCATTGGCGCAAAACACGATATATTTATATCAGTATTTATTCAGCAAGGATCCAAAAGATTTCAATTACGATCCAATTACATGGAAAACATTTGCGGCGGCCATGGTGCCAATTTCGGTGCAGAACGTATCGCAGTTGAGTGTGTCGCATCCAGAAACATTTGGTGCGGTTGCGCTGGACGTAGTTGGTATCAGTTCACAGTATTGGGGCGAATCGCCAAAGAACGAGGGCAAAACACGTGAATTGGTGCGCGAACAGGAACGCCTTGCGTTCAAACTGGATAAACCGGTCAGAGCATTAAAGGCCACAAAGACAGCATCATTGAATACAAAATTGACAGGTGCGCGCCGTGATCGTGCAAATCGTGAATTTGAACAAACTTTGTCTGCGGAATTAAATCGTTTGATTGGAACACCTGCGTATAAGAAGATGTCGGATGACGAAAAAAGTTCGGCAATGTCAAAAATTAGAACACAGGTTCAGAACAAAGTGAAAAAGAAATATGGAATTAAATAAAAAAATATGTTATAATCTATAACAAAGAGGGTGTGCTATGAAATATAATGCCGATTTAGCAAAATGTCTGGAAGAATTGACCAAATCAATCACAGAATTAGAAAACTTGGGAACGCGTATTGCCGATGATATAAGTTGGTTCAAAAAGCGTTTGGAAGATGATACTATCAATGCGGTTGAGGGTATTGAGCCAATGTCCGCCGAAGAAAAAGCCAAAATTGAACAGGATTTGGCCGAGGCAGTTGGATTGCAGGGTTTTGTTTCAAACATAACAACCAGTGTTTTAAGTCACAGCATTTCAATCAGCGATAAATTGTTGAACAAGGAGGCGGCATAATGGTCACAGATCCTATAAACTTTTTGTATTACACAGGCGATGGCACAACCACCGATTTTTCATACGCATACAATGGCACAGCCGGTTTTGATATTGTTGATGGCGACACTGTAAAGGCCGCAATTTTATACCCAGACGGCACACGTGATCTGGAACCAAATTTCGCGGTATTAAAAGATGCGTATAATCATTATTCTGGGTTTGTGCGTTTTTCAGTTGCCCCAATTGCCGGTTCGGTTATTTATCTGTATCGTGAAACACCGGAAACACAAGAAAATAATTGGGAAACATCATCTGGGTTTTCTGCAAAGTCAATCACAAAAACATTTGATAAAGTTGTGCGTTTGATTCAAGAGGTATTTTTCCATGCACAGCATCGCACAGTTCAAACAGACAAATTCCAGGAAGAGGTTTTGTCTATGTTATTGATGTCACAGGACAATCATAACGAATTGCTGTTTGTGGATTGGAACAACAAGAAAATAGCATATACACAATTTACACGTGGCCAGGTGGTTATATCAGATGCGCCGGGCGAAGATAATGCGCCAAAGTTTATTTTGCGTATCAATTATTATTCAGACGATGTGAACACATATCCGTTCTTGGAATTTTCCACAGACGGCGGCAACACATGGCTCCCTGTGTCTGGTATAGGCGCGGCATCAATCTTTGGTATTTGGTTGGATGCGTTCTATGGTGTATTTAATAATTTGCCGGAGGGTGGCGTTGCAATTCCAGGTATTATCAAGCGCGGCGGTAAATTATACGGAACGTTCTTTGATGCTGGTATTGATCCGTCAACGACAACAGAATTTCCACTTATAGACCCGGCAACATTTAATGGCAGAATATAAAAACATCTTAAAAGAAATCGCAGAATCAGCAGCGCGGCGCAATCGTATTGAAAAGGATCGTGCCGCCTGGATTGATTTGCACGATGAGGCCGAGGTTGAACGCAAAAAAGCCGAGTGGGCAAAAACAGACCTGTGGTATTTTTGCTATGAAATCCTTGGTTGGCGTTTTTATGATTGTCCGTATGCCAAATTTTTCTGTGAAAAAGTGCAGGAAGATCCAGACCAATTGTGGTTGGTTGCCCGTGGTCACATGAAATCATTGACCATAACCTGCGCAAAAACCATCCAGGACATTATCAATAACCCAAACATGTCTGTTGCACTTATGTCGTATAATACGCAATCTGCAAAGACATTTTTGCGCCAGATAAAGCATATTTTGGAAACAAACGAGGGTTTGAAAAGATATTTTCCAGATGTATTCTATGAAAAGCCACAGACACAATCAACATTGTGGTCGGAAACAGCCGGATTAAATGTCAAACGCGAAACCACCAGAAAAGAGCCGACAATTTTTTCGTTTGGTTTGGTTGATTCACAGCAGACAGGTATGCACGCCGATTTGTTGCTGTATGATGACGTTGTGATCCAGGATTCTGTTGGCACACCATACATGATTGATAAAACCACAAAAGCGTGGGAATTGTCGTCTAACTTGGGGATGATGACCAGTGAAACAAAAACGCGTTATTGCGGCACCCGTTATCACTATTATGATACATACGCAACCATGATTGAACGCGGCATAAGATACACGGTTATTCCAGCCACAGATGATGGCACACCAGACGGCAATCCTATATTCATGACACGTGAATCACTGGAACAAAAAGTCCGCGAACAAGGGAAATATACTTTTTCTGCGCAGATGCTTTTGAATCCGGTGCCGGATGGTTCAATCAAATTGCATCCAGAAGATTTGCAATACTATGATTCCACAGAAGATATACCGGAAATTCGCAATGTGTATTTGGTATGTGATCCAGCAAACGCAGGTCAAAAACAATCCGATTATACCACGATGCTTGCGTTGGGTTATGATGAAATCGGCGATTTGTGGTTGGTGGACGGCATCCATGATAAAGTTGATTTGGGTCGCCGTTGGAATTTGGTCTGTGATTTGTGTGAAGATAACAATGTCTGCATGATTGGGTATGAACAGTATGGCATGCAATCAGACATTGAATACTTTGATATGGAAATAAAGCGTGGCCGTGGTCGTTGTCCAGCAATCAAAAAATTGGGCGGTGTATCAAACAAAAAAGATCGTATATTGCGTTTGGTGCCATTGTTGGAACAGCGCAGAATACATTTGCCGCGCAGCATGAAACGTATTGGGTATTCAGACAATCAAGAATACGATTTAACAAAGGTGTTGGTGCAGGAAATAACAGATTTTCCATTTGGCCGCCACGATGATGCTATTGATGCTTTGTCGCGTATATTTGATGTCGTGCCAGTAATGCCACACGTGGATCGCAGAACCGAAGAAGAAAAGTTTTGGGATGCGTTCAAACAAGATAAAAAAGAAAAGAAACGCGCATCATTTTTGCGCAAACCAGGTCAGAAGATTGGGAGGTGGATCAGATGATAAAAAAACCAGATGTCCAAAGAATCATAGCAAATGTTGAAAGTGCGCTGGATACGCATAAATTGCCATTTTGGTCGTTGTGGCAGTGGGCGGTGCAGTTTTCCGGTGGTAGTTCCACATTGCGTTATACATCCGAAACCGGTGGGCGCACATACGGAACGGAAAGCGAACCATTGGATGAAGAGGCATTTGATCCAAACATCAAATCAATGATGACCAAAGCCAAAAATTATTTTGGCGGTGTATTCTTTCCATCAAACGAACCATGGACGGTGGATTTAAGCGGTTATCAACAATTGTCAACAGCGGTCAATGAACGCATCCGCGATACATTTAACAACCCACGTTCCAAATGGTATGAATCGCGTGAGGTTTTCCTGGATAACTATGTTCGTTTGGGAACAGGCGATTTGATGGGTATTGAAACCATGAACCCAGATTGTCCATTTGTTGTGCGTTCGTTGGGTGTAGGCGCAATGTCAATCAGCCCAGACCAAACAGCGCAGCACCAGGTATTTAACTGGACGGCGCAGCAGATTGTGGATGAATTTGGCGAAGATGCGATTGCATCCGAAAGTCAGATCCAGGAATCATACGAAACATACAACATGACAACCTTATACAAGGTGCATCATTTGATTGTGCGTAATCCGGAATTTTCAAAAGAGGCCAGCGAGGGCATTAAAAGCCGTCCGTATGTTGGTTATTGGTATATCAATCAAGATAAGGTTCTGGACACAATATACTATCCAGAAAAACCATTTGATATAAACCGTTATTCTGTCCGTCCGGATCGTGTGTATGGATTTAGCCCGTTGACCGATTTGAAAAAGACATGGGAATCTTTGGAGGGGTTATTCTTCCTGGCCATGTCGTCCGCCGGCAAGATTGCAGATCGCCGTATGGGTTATTTTGATATGGGTTCTGTTGGCACATTGGAATTGGATTCCGATGCAAAATATGTTCCGTTCAATGGCGGTATAGTTGGATCTGGTTCGTTGCCTATATTCCCAATTGATGATTCCGGCGACATTACACCGTTATTCAATGCGATTCGTCCGCAAATTATTGACGGGTTGCGCCAGGCATATAACCTGGATGCGATGGAGGGTTATTTTGCAAAGTCCGGAAATCCGCGCACAGCAACCGAGGTTTCAATTTTAGAGGCCACACAAAATGCAATGATGGCACCACAAGTCAGATTGTTTGCCGAACAGTTGGCCGATTTCCGCACACGTATAACAATGATCGTGTTGCGTTCCATGGTCAAGACAGGCGAAATTGATGACGAAAAATTGGTAAAGCGCATCAAAGCAGGCGACACAAGCATATTCAGAATTGAAGAAACATCCATTGTAAAGCGTATTATATTCAGCGAAAAGCAACAGCAATATATGAGTGATTTACAATTGGTCGGCGCGACATTGCAAGTTCAACCATCTTTGATCGGTGCGGTTGATTTATATGAAAACTTGCAATCTGTTTTGAAATTTGGTAATATGAAATTGAGGGAGAAAGAAGATTATGAAGAAAAGCGGAATATAGCAGAAGAAATGTCCATGAGAACAGCCGCTGCCAGAACATCCGCCGCCGAATCGCAGGCAACAGTTTTAGCCAATGAGGCCGCATCATAATCTTAAAAACAGAAAAGAAAGAAAATGGAAAAAGAACAGAAAAAAAGCCCGTGGGTGCCACTGAATCCACAAGAAATGCGTGCGGCAGCCGAAAAGATGCAGCAGCGCAGAAAACAAACAGCAGAAATCATCCAAACAGTTTATGATACCGAAACTGGCCGCGATTTTATTCGTTGGTTGGTTGTTGAAACGCGCATGTTTGCGTTGTCGCTTGGTATTATAAAAAACCTGCGCGAAAAGTATTATCTGTCGCCAGATTATTATACCGGTCAAATTGATTTGGCCAAAAAGATTTTAGAATTTTTAACACCCAAACAGGTTGCGGATCTAACAGCCGCTATCGTAAAAGAAACAGTTGAAAAAAAGGAGGAAAAGTATGACAGAACCGATAAAACTGCCTGATGAATACAAAGAAAAAGGGTGGGCATCATCCGTTGTGGATGAAGAGGGCAACCTTGATATTGCGCGCGTTTGTGCCAAAATTGAGGGTCAAGAACATTTGCTTGGCAAAAAAGTATTGCCTGGAAAAGATGCCACCGAAGAAGAGTGGAAAGATTTTGCGGAAAAAATGACCAAAGATTACACCGATGATGAATATACATCTGTGTTGGATGGTCTGGAAACAAAGGCCGAAATGGTCGCCGCATTAAAAGAACAGGGGTTGACACCATCCCAGGCGCGTAAAGTTGCCGAATTGTATAAAGCCGAAAAAGAAAAAACCACGGCCAAAAAATATGATGCCGAAGAATTTAGAACAGCGATCAAAGAAAACATGGATGAGGCCACATTTAATAAGGTCAAAGCACATTTGGTTGAAAGTGGTCGTTGGGATGCGATTGAAAAAATGTCAAACGCAGATGCTGTTGCAACATTTTTGGCAATTGCCGATGTCGTCAAAAAATATGGCGTTGAAGATAAACCTGGCCACACCGCAGGCACACCAGCCGGGGGCAAGGGCAATGGCAAGGGCGCAAACAATCAGCAATATGTGAGCCGTATTTATGAATTGGTGCGCGAGGGTAAAACCAATTCAGAGGCCAAAGCCATTGCTGATCAAGAATTTGGTGTTGAATACGCAGATTAAAGGGGGAAACCATGGCAAAAAGTAAAGCACATCCAGGATTCAAAGCAGTGCAAAATCAGATTGCGAAACGCGAGGGCGTGAGCAAAAAACAGGCAGGTGCAATCTTGGCGGCAGCAAGCCGCAAGGCCAGCCCAGCCGCAAAAAGAAAAAATCCAAACTTAAAGAAAGTAAGGGGGTAAATTATGGAAAAAGAAAACGAAACATTAGAAACAACAAACGATGTTGAATCAGTAGCGGCGGAACAACCAACAGTGGATGCACCAGTAGTTGAAACGCCTGTTGAAGATAAACCAAAGCGCAGCCGTTCAACCAAAAAAACAGATGCACCAGTTGATGATGCAAATGTTGTTGAGGGTATGTGTCTGGATGTTGTCGGCGAGGCAATGCACAGCAACACAGGCGCAACACAATATCGTGTCACAGTAAAAATACCGCGCCGCGAAAACTATGGTCTGTATCTTAAAGAGGCAGTTTTAATGGAATTGCGCAAAACAGATCTGTTGTATTCCGGTATCGTCACATGGAATCTTGAAAAGATTGAAAAATGTTCTGTGCCAGTATCATTTATTGGTAAAGATGTTTTTGATCTGTCACGTGATGAGTGCTATTTGGCCAAAGCATATTATGGCCTGGGCGGATTCCAATGTTTTGATGGCGATTTGCGCACAGTTCAAAAAGAAATATATCGTAGATTTGCCAAATTCTTTGGTATTGACAATGGTGCAACCGAAGAATACTTGAAATGGCAACAAATCACATTAAAGCAAATGGTTTGTCCGCAGGGCGACACAGTGCTGCCAGCAGAATTGCCAGTTGCATTTGATGATTTGGGCGATGTATTTAGAAAATCGTTCAGAAAATAAAGAAAAGCACCCTTATGGGTGCTTTTTATATCTGCGCTTGACATCAATCCATTTTCCATTTTTTCTATACAGTGGGCGCAGACATTGCAGAATTGGCACCTGTGCCATATCCAGATCAAGAGCCATTTGTTTTTGCATTTGTTCCCTCCATATTTAATTTTTGCCAGTATTGTGGGTATCGTTCCAGAAAAGCCATCATATTGGGTCGGTTTATTTCGGTGCCGTGAGAGCAGGCGGCAAGCCGGTCAAAAAACCTGTATATTTGCTGGTGGCCATGCAGATTTGAAACAATCGTTTCATACATCTGGATCGCCGACATTTTCCGTTTCTTCATTGGTCAACCTTTTTGTTTGTATTACCCCAGAAATCGGCCATCCTTTGTCTGCGATGCGTTGTTTCATTTTCATATAGTCGCATTGTGTCATTTTCAAATCTCGGCATGTTCCGGGCATCGTGTAGTGTGGATTTGATTTTATGTATTCATAAAAAATCTGTTCGTGTAGTGTTAGTCGTTTTCTTGGTTTTTCTGGGGGTTGTATATTGACATGTTCCCCCATGTATGCTTTTTCTAAAACCGAATCTTTTATTGGTCTTTGGTTGTCGTTGAATATATCATCCAACAGGTTGTCCGGTGTTGCTCTCATTGTTCCCCCCTTGAATTTTACAAAAATCATGGCGTGCTTTTTTGAATACGAACGCACAGTTTGCAACAAGTGTGCCATCGGCGTATGCACCCATCGCAATGTATGCGGTGTCGTCATTTTTATCACATAGCAACCCAACACATGTGATCTTTGTTCCAGGGCATGCTTGGCGCAAAAAAGATGTTTCTGCGCTGGCCGTGAACCAGTTTTCGTTGTCTGTTTCTGGGTGTTGACTATTCAGCAGGCGCAGCGCAGCCCTGTCCATCGCATCAAATAATGCACCACCAGACACAAAACCGTATTTGTTATATTGATTCATTTTTCTTGCCCTGTTTGTATTCTGCGCGTTTCTGCGCGTTGATCCGTTCTTTGTTTCGCAAATACCAGTTGCGCGCAGCAGCGCGGTGCAATTCTTTGTATGATGGCGGATAGTTTCTGCGTGCCGCTTGGTCATATATGTATTTGATTTCATAATTTTTTGGATCTTTGCCCATCGCAATCAAATAATCTTCCGCAGATTTTTTTGTTGGGAATTGTGGCAAGGTCTTGCTTTTTGGCATAATAATTACTGGCATTTATTCCCCCTGGGTTTCAATGTGTTGATATTTTCCGTGGTCGTTGTTCCATTTGCGTTTGCGGTTGATTTCCATTTTTTGATCAATAGCCGTCATGAATAAAACCTTTGGATCAACATCCCCGGTCAGTTCAATTTGTTCCACTGTCTGCACCACGGTATGAAATGCCTTTGCACCGGCCATCCCCCACCGACATAAACCGGCAGCAACAATGGCGCAATCGGCCAATTCAAAAAACACCTGTTTCACATCGCCGGTGTCTGCGGCATCAGACAATTCTTTTAATTCGTCTTTGAATTTTTCTGTTTGTGTTTTCAGTGTGGCATCCGGAAAAGTTTTTTCGTGCCACTGTGCGATTGTCAAAATACTTTCATGTGGTTGTTCTGTCATTTTATTCCCCTTTAATTATTGCGTTGATTTGTTCTATTGCGTTGTGTATTTCGTCTGGTGTTGTCCAACAAAAACAATTCCCAGACGGTAGTTCTTTTTCTGTTGCAAACAAATTGTGATTGCAAACGGAACGGGTTTTGTCTATTTCTTTTAATATATTTATAGCGATTTCTAGTGCTTTTTTTTCTTTGTTTTTTAATAAAACATTTAATGCCTTGTTTTCCCCGTCTGGTGTTGCAAGATCAAGCATGGCACAATTTATGCAATCAAGTTGTTTTTGGATTTCGTTTGTTGCGCAAACAAGTTCGTTGATTTTGTGTTGCATTTCATAAGGGGCGACAGGTTTAATTTCAACACGGTCAACCATATCTTCGCCGCCACTATGAATTTGTGTAAATGGTAGTTTTGCAATCATTTATTTCCCCTTTGTTATATTTAATAGGTTTTTCAAATACTTTTCTTTTTTCTTTGGCAGCAGTGCGCTGTAATCAAGCATGGCGCATGCGATCTGTGGGAACGCAATCGCCAGCCGTTGCTGGTTGTTGCCATCGGCCTTGATCCACAAGTCCATCAGTGCCTTTCCAAATTCATCCATCGGTAGTTCTAACATGTAGCGCGCAAATGTTTTTTTATTGTTTGTTTCTGTTTCGCGCATGTTATCACACACCAATTCAAACGCGTTTTGATTTACCATGGTATTCCCCCAGTGTTTCATCTAGTGTCATGTTTTTCATTTCTAGTGTCAATTTCCCATTTTCAAAATGCGGTATAGCATCCGGAATATATTGTATAACAAACACATCATCATTTAGTGTAAATAGCACAGAGTTTTCTTTACATTGTTTCGCGTGTTCGCACATTTCAGCAAATTGCTCAAATGTTTTGTGTAGTATTTTAGTGTTCCATTTTTCTGTCATGTTTCTTGCCTTTTTTCTTAAAGTCAATTTCATAACCCAGTTGTGTTGCCAGGCCGATCAGCGCGCTTTTTGGGTCGCGGTATGCGCAGGTAAATACAGACATGCCATACATTGTAAAGATTTGCGTTTTGATTATTAAATTATTGTCCATCGTTTCCCCCATATAATTTCTTAAAACCATCTTCAATTTTTCGCACGGTTTCCGGATCGTGATCGCGCCAATACTTTGGATCGCGCATCATTTCGCGTAATTCTTTTTCTGTTGGTGTCATGTTTTGTTTGTATAATAAAGCACTATGTTCGTTCACTTGTTGGATGATTTCGTTTTGTTTGAAATGAATCATAGCAATTTGTTCGGCCATGATTATAATTGCTTGTTCCACAGACAACCCTTTGAATTGGGTTATACTGCGTTCCACTGGAAAAATTTGTTTTGGTAATGGCATCTTTTTAATCCTTTGTTATTGGTTTTGGTGTCAATTCGTGGCCGCATTTTTCGCATTTTACTCTTATTCCACCTGGTTTTGATATAACCACCATGTTATAAACACATTGATCACATTGTGGTTCTATTTCGCAATATCCCAAAATTGGCAATAGCAATTTAATTTTTTTCATGCGTTTCATCCTTT